CGCGCCGGTTCCTCGACCAGCCTCAGCAGCCCGTCGAGCTGGTTACGGCGTTTTCGGGCGGCGCGTTTTTCCTGCCGCCGATGCATCGGCTTACTGCGGGCGTCGGCGTTTCGCCGTCACGCGTTGTCACGCAGCACGGAGCCGCCGCAGCGTTCCCGCTGGGGACGCTAACCACGCAGGATATCCCGTTCAATCCAAACGGACTGTCCGGAATCACGCTGATCGCAGTGGCGAGATTTGGCGCTTTCGACGGGACCAACCTGCAAGGCCTGCTAACGAACCGGATTACTACAGGCGCCGGCGCGTATTGCCAGTTGACGCGGCGGAATCACTCGTCGGCGCTGCAAAAGCTGCAGTGGATCTATAAGGCGAGCAGCGCGGTATCGGAGGTGAACGTAAGTTTTCCGGACAACAGTTCCCCGCCCGGTGCGATGAATACCGCAGTCGTGACGGCCGGATCGTCGGCGCTGCTCAGGACGTATCTGGATGGCGTCAGAGGCGCATCCACGGCGTGTTCTCCGGTCGCCCTCGCGAATCAACTGACCACGTTTCGCTGTGGAACATACTATTCGAACACGACGTCGAATTCGCTCTCCGCCGATGTCGCGATGCTGGCGATTCTGCCGTTTGAGATTGAGCCATCCGATGCTGTAGAGATCTCCGCGAATCCGTGGCAGATTTTCCGCGTCCCGGACGAGGTGCTGTATTTCGATCTCGGGGCGGGCGGGGGCGTCACCGGAACAATCTCAGCGGCGGAGTCCGGCAGCGATGCCGCGTCACTGACCGGCAACGTCACCATCTCCGGGACGATCGCAGCAACCGAAGCCGGGGCTGATGTAGCAGCAATGTCGGGCGCCGTGTCGGTGTCCGGAACGCTCGCAGCCGTCGAGACAGGCAGCGATACGGCCGCATTTACAGGCGACGCGGACAGCGGCATCACCGGCACGCTGGCGGCGACGGAAACCGGTTCCGACTCGGCTGCAATGACCGGCACGGTTGCGGTGAGCGGAACAATCTCCGCCGCGGAAACGGGGGCCGACACCGCCGCATTCGTGGGCGCCGTTGCCATTGCTGGCGCGTTGGCGGCGACGGAAGCGGGTAGTGATACGGCAGCGTTTCGCAGCTCCGAGACAGTCGCAGAGCCCGAGCAGCCGGCAGTGTCCGGCGTGGGCGGCGGTGGGTCGGTTTCGTGGTGGCCCGGCGAGCGAACGCGAACCCGAGAAGAGCGCGACGACGAGCGCAGGCGTCTCGGGATCCTGCCTCCGAAGGTCGCCGCGGTCGTCAAGGCGGTCGCGCAGCAGGAAGCCGCAAAGCCCGTTCAGCCGCCCGCCGCCGAAGTCAGGCAGGACTTGCGCGAGGGCCTCAAGGCAGTGCGCGCGCAGTACCGCGCCGAGTACCTGAAGGCGCTCTACGCCGAGATCGAATACCAGCGACTGCAGATGCAGGCGCAGGAAGAAGAGGAAGAGGCCGTCGTGATGCTGATGCTCGCGATGGCTGCATAACGCATCGCGCGGGCGTCTCCGCGCGCAAATCCTTGGAGTAATCCATGACCGAAGAAATTGGCGAAGTCAGCCAAGAAATCGTCACGCCCGCGATCAACGAGGGCGAATCGCCGAGCATCCCGGAATCGGCTCCGGACACGAATATCGAGGCGGATGCCGCCGCGCAGCCCGAAGAGGACCACAAAGTCCCCAAGGGGGTGCAAAAACGCATCGACAGACTGACGCGCGAAAAGTATCGGAAGGACGCGGAAAACGAAATGCTCCGGCGAGAACTGGAGCAGGCCCGATCCCGTCAAGCCGACGCGCAGCGACAGCCCGCAGAAGGCGCCCCGAAGCCCGAGCAGTTCGCCAGTTATGAGGCGTTCCTCGAAGCCAAGGCAGAATGGAAGGCCGAGCAGAAAGTCACCGAAGTGCTCAATCGTCAACAGGAGAGCGCCCGGCAACAGACTGCCCAGCAGCGTCAAGCCGAAGCGCAGCAGTCGTGGGACAAGCAGGTTGATGCCGCCGTCGAGCTTTACGACGACTTCGAAGAGGTGGCGCTCTCGCCCGACGTGCCCGTATCGAGCGCGATGGCCGAGGCGATCCAGCTCGCCGACAAGGGTGCGGACGTTCTGTACTACCTCGGCAAGCACCGCGAAGAAGCCGCCAAGATCGCGCGCATGGACCCGCTCCGCGCCGCCGTCGCCATTGGTCGGATCGAAGCCACCTTGGCCCGTCCGGCCCCGAAGAAGACCACCAGCGCGCCCGCGCCGATCAGTCCTGTAGGGGCTCGTGCTGCCGTGTCGAAAGACCCGGACAAGCTGAGCGTCGACGAGTGGTTGCGCCAGCGCAATGCAGAGATCAAGGCCCGCCGATAAGCGGGCTTTTTCATTTCAAGGAACCGTAAATCATGACTCAAACCCTGCTCACTCCGACGATGATCACGCGCGAATCCCAGCGCGTACTTCATCAGAAACTCAATTTCGTCGGCAACGTCAACCGGCAATACGACAGCCGCTTCGCCCAGTCCGGCGCCAAAATCGGCGAATCGCTCGCCATTCGCCTACCGAACGAATACACCGTGCGCACCGGCAAGGTTCTGGCCGCTCAGGAAACGCAGGAACAGAGCGTTACCCTGACCGTCGCGACCCAGAAGGGCGTCGACCTGAACTTTTCTTCGGCCGAATTGACGATGAGCCTGGACGACTTTTCGACGCGCATCATCGATCCGGCCATGAGCGTGCTTGCGGCCAGCATCGAGGCCGACGCGCTGTCGATGTACAAGGACGTCTTCAACGAGGTGTCCGACGTGGGCGCGGCGATTGCGCTCGCCGACGTGCTCGAAGTGCAGAAGAAGATGACCGACAACCTCGTGCCGATGGACCCGCGCACGATGCTGCTGACCACGCGCAACAACGTTGATCTGGTGACCGCATCCTCGACGCTGTTCAACGACCGCACCAAGGTCAGCGAGCAGTACCGCAAGGGGCTCATTGGGAACGACTTCCTCGGTTTCGACAACGTCTACCAGAACACCCTGCTGCCGCTGCACACCACCGGATCGGACGACGGCACCGGCGACTATCTGACTGACATTGCGGCGGGCGAGAACAACGGCTCGGCGGGGCTGCTCAACGTCGACACCGGCGCGGGCTCGTTCAAGAAGGGCGACATCGTCGAGATCGAAAGCCTGTTCGCGGTGCATCCCGAGACCAAGGTGTCGACCGGCGTGCTCAAGCAGTTCGTTGTCACCTCCGACGCCACTCCGGGCGCGGGCGGCGGCGATCTGGCGCTCAGCCCGTCGATCATCACCTCGGGCGCGCGCCAGAACGTCACCAACACCCTGGCCGACGGCAAGGCGATCTACAAGCGCGAATCCGACAGCTCGACCGCCATCGCGGCCAATGCCGATTACTACATCGGACTGGCGTTCCATAAGGACGCGTTCGCCTTCGCGACCGCCGACCTCGTGATGCCGAAGGGCGTCGATTTCTCGGCGCGCGAGGTCATGGACGGGCTGTCGGTGCGGCTGGTGCGCCAGTACGACATCAACAACGACAACCTGCCGTGCCGTCTGGACATCCTGTACGGCTACAAGACCCTGCGCGGTCAGCTCGCCTGCCGTCTCGGCTTCAACTAACCGGCACTGACGGGGCTAGACGGCCCCGTCGCCCACCCATCACAGGAGCAACATCATGACTCTCCCCTCCGCATCCGATGTGGAATACGTCGGCACCAATGGCGCCGGTGGCGTTGTCGTCGGCCTCACTGCCGCCAAGAAAATCGGCTTCTACGGGCTCGCCCCGACTGCGCAGCGCGCGTACTCCAGCGCGGTGCACGCCACCTCGGCACTGGCCTCGTCGACCGACTTCGGCGCGACGCAGCTCGCCGCGGTGCATGAGATCCAGAAGACGCTCATTGCTTTAGGCATTTGGGCTACGGCGTAACGGAAACGGCCCCGGCTTCGGCTGGGGCCAATCAACCATGACCAAAAAAGTCGTTTTCTGCATCCCGACGCTGACGAAGCCGTACCAAGTCACGCTCGACAGCCTGGCCGCGTCCGTGCCGCTGATCGAGGGGGCCGGGTGGGACCATGCAATGGTGTCCGAGGTCGGGTGTCCGTACATCTCTGTCGCGCGATCGAAAATGCTGCGCAAGGCGATGGACGCGAAGGCCGATGTCGTGGTGTTCATCGACCACGATCTGTCGTGGCGCCCGCACGATCTGCTGACGCTCATCGAGACCGATGGCGACGCGATCGCCGGCACCTACCGGTTCAAGCGCGAGCCCGAGGAATACATGGGCGCGCTGTTCGTGCAGGACGACGGCCGCCCAATAGTGCGCGCAGATGGCTGCATTCGGGCGCAGACGATCCCGGCCGGGTTCCTGAAGATCACCAAGGAAGGCGTCAACACGTTCATGGCCGCCTATCCGGAACTGTGCTTCGGCGACCGCTTCGCGCCGTGCGTCGATCTGTTCAACCATGGCGCGCACGACTGGACCTGGTACGGGGAGGATTACGCCTTTGCGCGCCGCTGGAATGAGAAGTGCGGCCCGCTGTGGATTGTCCCCGATCTCGATCTCGACCACCACGCAGGCGACACCGCCTATCCCGGCAACTTCCACCGTTTTCTGCTCCGCCAGCCCGGCGGAAGCGAGGCATGAGCATGCAGCGCAAGACATTCCGCCCGCTGACCGCGCACGTCGTCGAAAAGCGCTTTATCGCCAGCGACGACGCCACGCCGGAAGGCTGGCACGACACGCAAGCGGCTGCGCTCGCCGCATACCAGGGGAATCGCAATGAAGATGCCGTGCAAGGACAAGGGCAAGCGCCCGCCGAAGAAGAAGTAGCGAACGCCAAGCCCCGCCGCGGCCGCCCGCTCAAGGTGCCGAAATGACCACGTGGTCGGATGTGATCCGCCGCTCGCTGCGGCTGACGAAGGTGCTCGCATCGGGCGAGACGCCGGACGCCGCGATGCAGGCCGACGCGCTCGAAGCGCTGAACGACATGCTTGACGCGTGGCGCAGCGAGTCGCTGATGGTGCATTCGCTGCGCACCGAGTCGTTCGCGCTCACCGGGGCTGCGTCCTACACCATCGGCACCGGCGGCACGTTCAACACGTCGCGCCCGGTCAAGATCGAGGCCGCCTACTGGCGCGACGGCGACATCGACTACCCGATCCGGATCGCGCCCGCGCTGAGTTTCGCGGGCATCGCCGACAAGACGACCGAGAGCCACCCGGATTGGCTCTACTACGAGCCGGCGAGCCCGCTCGGAACGATCTTCCTGCACCCGATCCCGACCACGGGCACGTTGAAGCTCGTCACCTGGACGCCGCTCGCGCAGGTCACGTCCGTGGCTGCTGACGTGGAGCTCCCGCCCGGCTACCGCGAGGCGATCACCTATCAGCTCGCCATGCGCATCGGCCCCGAGTACGGCATGCCGGTCGCGCCTGAAATCGCAGCCATCGGCGCTGCGGCGAAGAAGGACATCAAGCGCACGAACTTCCGGACGCCGATCATGAGCACGGGCCTGACGACCGGCCGGCGCTACGACATCCGGGCGGACGCATGAGCGTTATTGCGTGGGACGGCAAAACTATTGCGGCCGACAAGAGTTCGACTTGTTGCGAAATGCGCGCGCCCGTTACCAAAATCCTCCGCCTGAAATCTGGCGATGTGGTGGCATGGACCGGCGGCCAAGAGCAAGGCATGGCGTTGGCAGAATGGTACGAAAACGGCGCAGACCGCACCACGTGGCCTGAATTTCAGAAAGGCGACGACTGGACGCGGCTCATTGTTGCATCAAAGGCGGGGGTTTTTGAGTTCGAGCGACTTCCGTTCCCGCAAAAGATTGAGAGCCCGTTCCGCGCATGGGGATCTGGGAGAGATTTTGCAATGGGGGCGATGGCGATGGGAGCCGACGCATCTACCGCAGTGATTGTCGCGACGACGTACAACATTCACTGCGGTTGCGGTCTTGATGCGTTCGATATTGTCGAGGGCAACGATTGATGCGCATCCCGTTCCTCGGCGGCTCCGGCCATGCGCGCAGCGTGTCGGTCAATGCGACCCGTACCGTCAATCTCTATGCCGAGATGGACGCGGAAGGAAAGTCGCAAATCGCGCTGTACGGCACGCCCGGGCTCGTGCAGTTCGCCACGACGCACGCGGCCGAGGTGCGCGGGCTCTACGAGGCGGCCGGGCGTCTCTTCTCGGTCGTCGGCAATACCTTCTACGAGGTGTCGTCGGCCGGCGTGGCGACCAACCGCGGCACGCTCACCAGCGTCAACGGTCCTGTCTCGATGGCCGACAATGGCTTGATGGTGGCGCTTGTAGATGGGGCGAACGGCTACCGATTCACCCTGACTGCGAACGTCTTCGCGCAGATCGCCGACCCGGACTTCCCGGCGGCCGACCGCATCGCATTTCAGGACGGCTACTTCATCGTCAATGACGCAGGGACGGGCTCGTTTTTCATCACGAGCCTGTACGGGACCGATGTCGATCCGCTCGACTTCGCCACGGCCGAAGGGGCGCCGGACCCGCTCATCAGCCTGATCTGCGACCACCGCGAACTGTGGTTGTTCGGCGACGAATCGACGGAAGTGTGGTTCAACTCCGGCGCGGTGGACTTCCCCTTCGAGCGCATCAACGGGGCGTTTCTCGAAATGGGTTGCGGCGCCGCGCACTCGGTCGCGAAACTCGACAACTCCGTCTATTGGCTCACGCAGGACAAGCGTGGCCATGGTCAGGTGGTGCGTGCGCAGGGCTATCAGCCGAAGATCGTCTCCACCCGGGCGGTGGAGTTCGCCATCGACGGCTACGCGACGATTTCGGACGCCATCGCCTACACCTACCATCAGGAGGGTCATGCGTTCTACGTGCTGACTTTCCCGACGGCGAACGCGACATGGTGCCTCGATGTCACGACCGGCCTGTGGCACGAGCGCATGTATTGGGATGGCGCGGAAAACCGCCACCGCGGCAACTGCCATGCGTTCTGCTTCGGGCGGCATCTGGTGGGCGACCACGCGAACGGCAAGATTTACGAGCTCGACCTGAGCGCCTACACCGACGACGGCGCCGCACTCCGCGCCATCCGCCGCACGCAGCACCAGCACGCGCAGGGAAAGCGCCTGTTCTGGAGCGCCCTGCAGATCGACATCGAGGCCGGCGTCGGGCTCGTCACCGGGCAGGGCTCCGACCCGCAGATGATGCTGCGCTGGTCGGACGACGGCGGCAAGACGTGGAGCAGCGAGCACTGGCGCGACATGGGCAAGATCGGCGAATACTCGCGCCGCGCCATCTGGCGCCGACTCGGGCAGTCGCGCAACCGCGTCTATGAGGTGGCGATCACCGATCCGGTCAAGCGCGTCATCATCGACGCCTGGGCGGACGTGGAGGCGGGACAGTGACCACACTCACCCCACCCCCCATCCGCACGCCCATCGAGGCCGCGAACGGGACCATGCATCCGGTGTGGCAACGCTGGTTCATCGACCTGTTCAAGCGGGCGGGCGGCACCATTGCCACGCCGGTCGATGACCTGGAGCTCGCGCTCAACATGCAGCGCGACGCCATTCCGCTCGACGAGATCGCACAGGACTACGCCGTCACCGCGACGCCGGCCGATGCCATCGCGCAGGACTACACGCCGCAGCAGATCATCCAGTCCGCCGATGCGATTGACTGGCTGTGGGCGGGCGTTCGCGACTCGAAAGAGATTGTTGATGGCGACGCGCTTGCTGTGCAGCGCTCCGACCCGGCGCACAGCGGGTGGAACGACGTACTGGCCGACATCTCGGCCGGTCGCGGAATCGGTGTCAATGCGCCGACCTGGGCGACGATCCGAGACGGCATCAAAGCCTACGAGTTCAGCGCGACCGCCATAAACGAGGTGTGGGTCAATCTCCACATCCTGCACGACTACCTGTGGGGCTCGAAGGTCTGGCCGCATATCCACTGGACCACGACCGGCACGAATACCGGCGTCGTGCGCTGGGGCATCGAATACACCTACGCGCGCGCCTACGGGGTGGAGGCGTTCCCGGCTACGACGACGATCTATCTGGAGCAGGCCGCGAGCGGCACCGCCTACACGCAGATGCTCGCCGAGCCCGTCGAGGCGGACGGCATTCTGTTGCCGAACTGCGAGCCGGACGGCGTGCTGCTATGTCGGGTGTTCCGGGATGCCGGGCACGCGAACGATACCTGCACCGATGGGGCGTTCGCCTTGTTCGCGGACCTGCATTTCCAGTCTGACGGCTACCTCACCAACGAACGCAATCGCGGCTTCACCAAGCGGAGAGTCTGACCATGGCCCAAGTGGCAAAACGCATCATCCCTGGCTCGCAACTCACCGCGACCGCGGCGACCTATTACACCGCGCCGGCCAACACCAAGTGCGTCGTGAAGCGCCTGACCTTCACCAACACCGACACCGTGCCGCGCGCGATCACCATCCACCTCGTGCCCTCGGCCGGCTCGGCTGCGGACGCGAACACGATCACCAAGACCAAGACCCTGTACCCGGCCGAGACGTGGAGTTGTCCGGATGCAGAGGGGCATGTACTGGAGGCCGGCGGCACGGTGCAAGCGCTAGCCGACGCGGCGACCGCGGTCACGATCATCGGTAGCGGCGTCGAGATCGTCTAATCATGATCGCGCTCGCACAAGACCCTCTCGCGACGGCGGAGCGGATGGTGGCGCACGCCCGGATGCCGGCTCCGTTCGACTTCCAGGGCGCGCTAGCCGCGCCCGGCCCCGACATGCGCGAGAAGATCGACCGGCTCGAAGCGTTCATGTTGCGCGCCCCGCAAGTCGATATCGAGCCCGTGCATCACTTCGCGCACGGCATCTATGCGCGCGAGATCACCATCAAGGCCGGGACGCTCTTGACCGGCAAGATCCACAAAACCGAGCACCTGAACATCGTTTCAAAGGGCCGCATTGCCGTCTGGACCGAAGACGGCGTGAAAGAGGTGGCGGCGCCGTTCACGATGGTGTCACGACCCGGCACAAAGCGCGTCGGCTACGCGCTGGAAGACACGGTGTGGACGACGATCCACGCCACCGACGAAACCGATCTCGACAAGCTCGAGGTGGAATTGATCGCTGCGACGCATGACGACGTGCAGATCGAACACACAATGAAGGAGCTTGCGCCATGAGTTGGGTAGCAGCAGCGGTCGTAGGGGGGGCGGTCATCGGCGGGGTTGCGTCGAATGCGGCAGCGAAGACGCAATCGAAATCGGCCAAGGACGCGGCGAATATTTCCGCTAGCTCGGCGGCGAACGATCTGGCATTGCAGCGGCAGATGTACGACCAGACGCGCGAGGACCAGACGCCGTGGCGCGACACCGGCGCGGGAGCGCTCAACCAGCTTGCTGCGCTTACAGGCGTCGGGCCGGGGTTTGCAACGGGCAAATATGAGCGTGCGCCGGTGACGGCCGCAAACTTCGACGCAGAGGCGTACCTGCGCGCAAATCCGGACGTTGCTGCGCATCCTGTGTTCGGGCAAGACCCGTACTTGCACTACACCCGGCACGGCATCAACGAAAATCGTCGCCAGGAACTGCCGACCTTCGACAAAGCAGGCGGCGAAGGCGCCCCCGGTGCGTACGGGTCGCTGATCGATCCCTTTGGGATGTCCGACTTCGAGGCCGACCCCGGCTATGCGTTCCGCCAGTCCGAAGGAAACAAGATGCTGGAGCGCTCCGCAGCGGCGCGCGGCGGGCTGCTCTCAGGTTCGGCGATCAAGGCGGGACAGCGCTTCGGGCAGGATCTCGCCTCGCAGGAATACGGCAACGCGTACAACCGGTTCCAGAGCAACCAGAACAACCAGTTCAACCGGCTGGCCTCGCTCGCCGGGGTCGGTCAGACCGCCAACAACGCGTTGCAGCAGGCCGGCAGCCAGTTTGCCAACGCAGCGACCGGCATCGGCCAGGCCAACGCAGCGAACCAGGGCAATGCCCTGATGTCCGCCGGCAATGCACGGGCGAGCGGCTACGCCGGCATCGGCAACGCCATCAGCGGCGCGGTGCAGGGCTGGCCGCAACAGCAGGCCGGCTATCAGGTGCCGCAGGGCTACAGCATGGGCAGCGGCTACCTCGGGAACGCGCTTGCGACCTCTCAAGGCTATCAGCCGCTCAACCACGCGGCCGCAAACGCCGGCTACTACGACAACTGAGGGCGCAGCATGGCACTGAACTTTGGGATCCTGAACACCGACCTCCCCGCGCAGATCGGCGCCATGCCGGCCAACGCGCTCGCCATGCGTCGTCAGCGCATCGCGCAGGACGAGGACCGCGCATTTCAGCGCGAAGGCCAGCAGATGCAGAACGCCCTAGCGCGAATGCAGATGCAGCGCGGGCAGCGCGACATGGACGCAGACGAGGCGCTGCGCACCGCGGCGCAGGGCGGCGGCGAGTGGGGTGAGGTCATTGACCGCGTGCGCGGCGTCGATCCCGTTCGCGCGCTCGACCTGGAAGCGAAGGTCGGGACCGTGCAAGGATCGAAAGCGGCGGCCAAGGCGGCGGTGACGAAACAGGCGTGGGACAAGCTGGATCGCTACCGTCAGCACGGCCTGCAGAACGTGCAGACGCCGCAGCAATACGCCTCTTGGCTGCACCAGCAGCACACCGACTCGGAGCTTGCGCCGGTCATGTCGATGCTCCCGCCGCTCGAAGAGTCGCTGCGCACCATCCCGAGCGATCCGCAGCAGTTCGAGCAGTTCCGGCAGCAGGGCATGCTTGGGATGGAGAAATGGCTGCAGATGAACAAGCCGAGCGACTTCGAGAAGATGACGAAGCTTGCCGGGCTCACGCCCGAGCAGCAGGCCGCCGCGGCGCGTCAGAAGCTCGTGAAGGAGACCACGCACGCGCCGGCTGCCGTAACCAACGTCAACATGACGCAGGAAAAGGAAGAGTCGAAGGCGGTCGGGAAGGGGTTCGGCGAGCAGTACAACGACCTGCAGAAATCCGGGCTCGACGCGGGCGGCAAGATCGCACGATTCTCACGGCTTGAACAACTGCTGGCCGGCGTCACCACCGGCAAGTTCACCCCGACCACGACGCAGATCGCCGCCGCGGCGGAATCGGTCGGGCTCAACATCGACCCGAGCCTACCGGCCAAGCAGGCCGCCGAAGCGCTGTCGAACGAGATCGCCCTGCAACTGCGCAACCCGTCCGGCGGGGCCGGCATGCCGGGCGCGCTCTCCGACAAGGACCGAGAATTCCTCGTCGGCATGACGCCGGGACTTGCCAAGACCGCGGAAGGCAACCAGATGATCATCGACTCGGCAAAGAAGCTCGCCAAGCGCGACCAGGACGTCGCCAGGATCGCCCGCGAATACCGCAAGAAGAACGGCACGCTCGACGAGGGGTTTTACGACGAACTGCAGCGCTTCTCGGAGGCTAACCAGCTGTTTGAGGGCGGGGGGGCGGCGAAGCCTGCCGGGCCGCGCCCGCCCTCGGTCGGTACGGTGCAAAGCGGCTACCGCTTCAATGGCGGCAACCCAGCCGACCCGAATAGCTGGCAAAAGGTGCAGTGATGGCGGGCCCGTGGGAGCAATACCAGAACGCGCAGGGCGAGACGATCACCCCGACCGGGGTCGGCTACATCGGCCCGACTGCCGCGCCGAAGGAGGGGCCGTGGTCGCAGTACGCGAACGAGTTCGACCCGACGCAAGGCATGAGCGGCACCGACAAGTTCCTGGCGGGGGCGGGGAAATCGTTCTACGACATCGGGCGAGGCGTCGGGCAGATGGCGGGCGTCGTGAGCCGCGAGGACGTCGACGAATCCCGCCGACTCGACGCGCCCTTGATGCGCACCGGGGCGGGGCGCCTCGGGAACGTGGTCGGTGGGGTGGCCGCCTTTGCCCCGACCGCCTTCATTCCAGGCGCGAATACCGCGGCAGGTGCGGGGCTCATCGGCGGCGCGATGGGCCTGTCGCAGCCGGTCGGGGCCGACGACAGCCGGGCGATGAATGCCGCGCTGGGTGCCGGGCTTGGCGCCGCCGGGCAGCAGCTCGGGCAGCGCGGCGGGCAGTACCTGCAAAGCCGGCTCAATGCGCAGCGCGCGCAACTCGCCACGCAGCAAGGGCAGAACGCGACGCGCGACGCCACGATTTCTGCCGCCAGAGAGGCCGGGTATCTGATCCCGCCGAGCTCGGTCAACCCGACGTTCAAAAATCAGGTTCTCGAGAGCATCAGCGGCAAGATTGCCACCGCGCAGACGGCGGCCTCGCGAAATCAGCCAGTGACAGAGCGATTGGTGCGTCAGGCGGTCGGGCTCGCCGACGACAAGCCGATCACGTCGGCAGCAATGAAGGGCATCAGAAAGGATGCGTTCAATGCCGGATACGTCCCGGTCAAAGGCGCCGGCGCAATGCCCGCTGATGCATCGTTTTCGGCGTCGCTCGATGACGTGGTGAGACAGTACCAAGGGGCCGCAAGATCGTTCCCGGGGGCCGTCTCGGATGACGTGTCGAAGCTGGTGGAAGGGTATCGCGTATCGCAGTTTGATGCTGGAGACGCGGTCGATGCCGTGCAGATCCTGCGCGACCGAGCATCCTCCGAATTCAATAAGGGCAACAACGAACTCGGCAAGGCGAGCCGCGCCATTGCGGACGCGCTTGAAGAGCAGATCGAGCGAAACCTGACCGCGGCTGGCGATGACGGGGCGGCGCTGCTACAAGGATTTCGCAACGCGCGCCAACTCATGGCGAAGACGCACACGGTCGAAGACGCGATCCGCGAAGGCGCCGGCACGGTCACTGCATCGAACATCGCCAAGGAACTGCAGAAAGGCCGCCCTCTCACCGGCGAACTGGAAACGATCGGGCGCTTCGCCAACACGTTCCCGCGCGCTGCACAAGCTCCGCAAGCGGTCGCAGGCCCGGCGGTGCACAACCTCAAGGCGGGACTGTCGACCATCCTGGCCGGCGGCGGCGGCGCGGCATTCGGCCCGCTCGGCATCGCTGCTGGCGCCGTGCCGTTCGTGGCGCCCCCGCTCGCCCGCGCCGCGCTCTTCTCGCGCGCCTCGCAGAACGCCCTGACGCCGACGTATCAGCCCGGACTCCTCACCCGCTCACTGCCCGCCATGCTAGGCAACGAGCCGGCTAACGCGCTTTTGCGGCTCGGCCTGCCGTCAATTTATGCGGCGCAGCAATAAGCGTTTGATACGCCCCTCGGGAAAGTAGCGCTCGGTAAGCTTGCGACAAGGGTAGAGCACCAGTGCGGCGAGGACGAGCATCACGAACGGCTTGACGAGTACGGCAATCTGCCACGGTTCCATCTGACGGTCCCATAGAAAACAGTCATCCAGTATAGCCGCCCACGGGCGGCTTTTTCACATCCAGCGCCCGGAGAACCCATGGCCTCACTCATGCCGCAAGGCAAGCAGCAGTATTTCGACGCAAACGGCGACCCGCTCTCCGGCGGCAAGCTCAACACCTATGCCGCCGGAACCACCACGCCGCAGGCCACCTATTCCGATCAGGCCGGCACCATCCCGAACACGAACCCGATCGTGCTCAACGCCCGCGGCGAGGCCACGATCTACTGGTCTTCGCTGCCGTACAAGGTGACGCTCACCGACTCGGCCGATGTCACGATCTACACGCAGGACCAGTTGCACGCCTCGGCCGACCTCGCCGACCTCGCCAGCACCGCCAGCGGCAAGGGGGATGTGCTTGTTGGGGTGAAGAGCACGGCAGCCGGGTCCATCGCGAGAACACAGCATGACAAAAACGACGAGGCGGTGACACTTGCAGATTTCACAGGTGCTGACAAGACCGGCGTAACTGCGTCAGACGCGGCCATAACAAGCCTGTTCGCATCAACGAACTCGGGTGAATTCCATCTCGGAAAAGGAACGTGGAAACTGGCAGCGGATTATCTGGTGCCGGCTGTCGATTCCGCTGTGTCAATCGACCCGGCGGCGTCCTTTACTGCCGGATTCGAACTCGACTTTAGGAATCATCAGCCGTTTCAGCTCCCGCCCGTGTTCGCGAACTACGCATTCCGCAGAGACTACGGCGCCGATTTCGACGCTTACGCAAACTGTTTTTTGGTTTCGGCGCACGCGAAAAATAGCAGCGTCAGCACGACAAAAGCGGCGGTGGCAATGTACGGGCTCGGGGAAGCTGCGGCGAGCGGCGCGCGGGTCTGGGGCGGCAATCTAACCGGCGTCGTTACGGCCGATGGCGGGACGGCCATCGGGGTGGAGATTGACGCAGGCATCCGAGGCAGTGCGACGACGGGAAACGCCTATGGTGCAGTGATTGCAGCGGCCGGGAACGCACAGTGCGTGGCGGCGGTGCAGATTCAGAACAACGATGCGCCAAGCCAATGGATAAACGGGCTAAATCTGATCTGGGATGCATTCCCTGGGTCGGGCTGCCTTACAGGCTCGGTGCTGCGCTTTGGCGCGACGGGCGGCGGAACGTGTCAATACTTCATCCGTTCTGTCGGCCCGATGAAGGCGTCTATCAACGAAATCGAATTGCCGAGCCTGACAGTCGGCCCGACCCCTTCGGCGGTCGCAAACAAGCTCCTAATCCGCGCTGGGAATACCGGCGTTGGCGTGGGGCTGCAGGCGACGGGAACGGACGCAAACGTCACGGCCGAGTTGCAATCCAAGGGCACAGGAATAGTTCGCCTGCTGGCCGGCTCGGACGAGGTATTACGCGCGTCGTCCGGGCCAGGCGTCGATGCAATGGAGTTTTTCGCCGGCACGGGGGTCGCTCGGATGGGTGCGCGCGGCGCATCTGCTGACGTGGATATTCGGCTGTTGCCGAAGGGCGCAGGGCTGGTGTCGTTCGGCGCATTTACGGCAAGCGGGGACGTTGCAGTGAACGGCTATATCACGATCAAGGATGCGGCGGGAAATACCCGCAAACTCGCGATCATCGCGTAAGAGGCAATCATGGTCATCGACAAAAAAGAGCATCAAGCAATCCTGGCCGAACTGGTGAAGCAGGCCAGCTTTCCTGGGCATATGGTGGAAATCGTGTGCGAACTGAAAGCGGCGATTGCCGAGGCGAGGATCGCGCAAGAGGCAGGCGATCCTGCCCATGCCTGAAAAAGACCCCCTCACCTGGGCCGCCATCTGGCACACCCTGCCCGCCACCGTGCAAGCCGCGATCATCGGGGTATGCGTGGCGATGTTGCGCGTGATGTACGACGACCGCGAGCCAAGCATGATTCGCCGCCTGCTTGAGTGCCTGCTGTGTGGAGCGATCGCGCTGTGTGTCGCGTCGCTCGCGGAAGCGGGTGGGGTCAGCGGGCAGTACGCGACGTTTATCGGGGGGGCGGTCGGCCTGCTCGGCGCCGATCAGATGCGAATCTGGGCGCGCGCGATTGCACAGCGTCGAGTCGATGACGCGCAGGGGCCGAAACCATGATCGTATCGCACGACGGCGCAGATGCCATCAGCTACGAACCCGCGGGCGGGACCATTCGGCTGCTTAGTGCCCCGCCCGTCGACGGCGAGGCGAGGCCGGCCTATTTCGGGGCGGGGCAGGTTCGACCGCTGTGGGGCGGGGTGGCCATGCTCAGCGCGTTCCACGGGCACTTGTCGCGCGCCCACATGCGCCTGATCGTGCGATTGCTGCTCGATCACGGCTACCGGGTGCTGTACGCCGAGCGGACGGAGGGTCACACGATGCCGTTTGCGACGGAGATCGCCGAGGGCGACTTCAGGGGGCTATTCCGGATCGAATTGACCGAGGTGCCACACCGGAGGCGCGCGGATGCATGAGGCCTGGATGCTGCTCGTAACGCCTCAGCAGCTCGCGGCGATCTACGGCTGTCCGTTCGTGCGCGCGGCGAACTTCGCGCCATACCTCAATGCGGCGATGTCGGAATACGACATTTCCACGCCGGTGCGGATCGCTGCATTCCTGGCGCAAATCGGCCACGAATCCGGCCGGCTGCGTTACGTACGCGAGATCTGGGGGCCGACCGCGGCACAGCAGCGCTACGAGGGCCGCGCGGATCTCGGCAACACAGAGCCCGGCGACGGGAAAAAATATATGGGTCGCGGGCTGATCCAGATCACCGGGCGCGCGAATTACCGCAGCGTCACGGATGCGCTCGGCGAGGATTTCGTGACTTACCCGTCGCTGCTCGAGTCGCCTAAATGGTCGACGTTGTCCGCTGCATGGTTCTGGGCATCGCGCCAACTGAATGCCCTGGCGGACGCCGGAGATTTTGACGCAATCACACGCCGGATCAACGGCGGGCAGAACGGCCGAGCGGATCGAGTCGCGCTGCTTGAGTCCGCGCAAGCGGCGATTTCCTAGGGGGTGACATGTGCCAATCACATACCTACTGGCTGCCGCTGCTGTGGTGGCAGGCCTATCTGGCTGGGGTGGCTACAGCCACGGCATCGATGTGGAGCGAGGCCGTGCTGCCCTTGCCCTGCAATCGGCGATCTCCGTCGCTCATGACGCTGCACGTCTCGACGCTGAGGCTGAATCCGCGCGCCGGGTTGAGGCAGCCCTACGAAATGCAGGGCAGGCCGCTGCATCTCGTGCCGCAAAGCTCAGAGGCCAGCTAAATGCCGCTCGCGCCGATGCTCGCCCTGATTGCCGCTGGCCTGATGACCGGGTGCGCGACATCGCCGCAAGCATTGATGCTGCAAACGCCGGCGCAGCGGCCGACGGAATGCCTGACCCCTTGCCCGATGCTGCCGAGCCTCACTGATGGCGACGAGATCGCCGTCGTGGTCTGGACGCACGACATGATCGAGACCGCCGGGCAATGCCGGCGCATGCACGAGGCGTGCAGGGGCTCGCGCTGAGCGGATTACGCGTTGACCGGATCACTCGCCCCGTCGATCCGATCCCGCACCCATGCAGCCCCGCCGAGCTGCGCCAGTTTCAGTCGCTGGGCGGGCGTCATCCGCAGGGATACGGTGACGGTCTCCTGGCCGACTTGCACCGGCTTGCGGCCCTGTCCTCTGCCTGGGCCGCCGCGCTTGGTTTCGGTCACCACGAAAGCCGGTTCCAAACCCACGCCCTATGCTGATCGGCCTCCTCTTCGTCACAGCCAAAAACCTCGGATATCGCAGATACGATCGCATCTTCAGCGGCGTTCGTCATGCTTTTGTTGGAGTTGTATTTGTTGGTCCAATCGAACAGCTTCGGGTCGCACTTCCGAACAGCTAAGCGAACACGCTCCGCCCGCTCGATTTCTTCAATGGTTTCCAGTTTTTCGATCAGTGCCGTAATGGCGTCGCGGATTACGTGGTAGTTGGTTCTCATCTCGTTCCCCTTGTCTGTTTGCTTACTGTGATTATATTGTAGTGCGGAAACAAACAGGATGCAAGGATTATTTGTAGTGCGGAAACATCAATCCAGCTTGTCCGCAAGGTCGCCCATGTCAGGGCTGAAATAAGTATTCAGCAGGATCGACAGGTCCCGGTGCCCGCTCATCTTCGCGAGCTCGAGCACGGGCAGCTTTTTCGACAGCCGGGTAAGCGCCTCGCGCCGAAGGTCATGGAATCGCAGCCCTTCGACCGCCGCTTTCGTGCGGGCTTTCGCCCACAGCGCGGACGTCGACGCGGCCGACACGTCGAAGCATCCGGCAGGCAGCTGATGGATGATGCGGATCGCCTCGCGGGACAGTGGCACGTCGCGTGCGTGCCCGTTCTTCGATTCCGCGATGTGCGCCACCCGTCGATCCAGGTCGATCGTCTGCGGAGTAAGACCGCAAATCTCGCTCGCGCGCATCGCCGTCTCGACCGCGAACAGGGCCGCGGCCGCCACGCGCGAATTGACGGTCGTCAGCGGCCCGTCGTGATACCCGAGGACGTGCAACATGGCTTCCATCTCGTCGCCCTCTGGACGCCGTTTGCGGGCCTTGCCGCCGTCCGGGCGCTTCACCCTGGTGAATGGGTTATCCCGCAGCCAATGCCATTCCCGGATCGACACATTGCAGGCATGGGACAGTGTGACCCATTCGCGCGCAACGGACGCAGAACTGACTTCCTGCAGGCGCTTGTCCCGCCACGCCGCGACTGATCGTTCATCGAAGTCCGGCAGCAGCACCCGGGCGATGCCTGACCGCTTGATCCGGTTGATCCGCATCGCCTCGGGGCGGGCGCCTTTCTTCGTCGGGGTGATCTCGCGCGCGTAGCGGTCCAAGAGGTCGGCGAACGGAATGTTCGGGATCTCGCCGCGGCGCTCGGCGTTGAGGTTCGCTTCGAACTGAGCCGCCCATGCTTGCGCAGCGCGCTTCGTCAGGAACGATTCCGATCGGTCAATGCCGGCCTTGCGGACGCGTGCCCGCCATACGCTTTTGCGCCTCTCGATGACTGCCATCTTCAGCCCCTCACCCGGCTTGCTTTGGTCGTTATGCCCATCCCCGATGCGCGCCCATGCGCGCAACGAGATCGTCAAGCCGGTCCTTCTGCGTCCGGTGGTCGCCGTTCCGCGGCAAGCCGTGTTGCGCGAAAAACGATTTCCGCTCCTTTAGCCATGCCTTGTACGGGTGCCGCGCCCTATCTCCGAACGGGTACGCCGCATCAATGGCCTTCGCCGTCTCTTCGCGCGAAAGCCCTTCTTTCTCGCACGCCATCAGCGTTTCAAGCATGACGGTGTGCGCAATCTCGCCCCATGTGCTCATGTCTGCCTCCGTGGCATAACTCGGCGATCAAGCGCGACGAGCTAAAGCCCGCCGCTTAGCTCTGCGTTGGGCGTCAGCTTCCGTTTCCGCTGTGCCGTTGCTCGATTATTCCTGTGCGCCGCCACGCCGATGGGCCGGCCGTCTTCGCTGACAAATACGAAGTCATGCACCAGCCCGCAGTCACAGCAGGCAATGCGGTAAATTTCGCCGCTTGGTACCGTGAAGCCTTCGCCATCCTTCCGCTGCGTGTATCTCGCCATGTCGGCTAGTGCTTCGTCGCCAAAACAATCCCACGACGTTGCGCCTCAAGTGCGTAGGTCATCAGGCCGGCGAAACATGCTTGGTGCCACTCGGATTCTTTTTCAGCTTCGGCCGCTGCTTCAAGGTCGGCCCTGGCGCGCGCCATCGCCGCGATCAGTTCCGCGTCGTTCAAGCTGTCAAGGTGCTCTCGTACTTCGCTCATTTACATCTCCAAAATCGCCCAGCCCGGCGCTCAAGCGGGACTGTCGTCGGGACAGTGGCTTGGGACACTTTTTGACACGAGCCCCGTAAAACCAGCGGTAATGAGCGGGTTTCAGGCGCCGCAAAAAGAGGCGGAATCCCAGTATTTGCGGGGCTTTGCGCACTATACGCGGTCATCGCGGAAGATGCCAGTGTGCCGGGGACGGGACTCGAACCATGGCGCGTTCAGTGGCTTTTGCGGGTGCGCGGGACATTCTTGGGACGCTGCCGGTCCGCCCAGGCCATGACCTCGACCGCTTTCCAGCGGAGCTGACCGCGACCGGAGGCCGACGGCAGCCGTATCGTATCAGGGAACCCGACCATCAGCGCGTAGCGCTCGGACACCTGGCGGGCGCTCACACCCAGGTAGGCGCCGGCCGCCTCCGCGTCCCACAGGACTTTATCGGCGGGGATGGCGGGGCGGGACAGGACATCGATCAACCTGTCGAGTTTTTCAGAGATATCGGTCATCGGGGCTTTCTCGGTGGTTGTGTTCATGTCGGGTCCGTTCCAATCGCCGCCCGCACCAGATCCATCTGCGTGCGCAGTTCGACGAGCTCGTACAGCTGTTCGCGATACACGTCCATGTGACGCTCCAGTTGTTCGCGCAGCCGCTTGGTCTCGGCTTCGAGGCGGCGCAGTTTGGCGGATTCCTGCTTAGTCACCGCTCCCGCTCCTGCGCCAGCCGATCCTTGACCGAAATAAGCTCGTCGAGCAGGATCCTGAAATCGACTCGCCATTGTTCGAACGACTCGATCAATGCTTTGTTCTCGGACCGTAGGCGGGCGTTTTCTGCGACGATCCGACGGACGCACTCTGGGATATCGCCAGCAACAGGCAGCGATCCATTTAGCGCCGACCGGATGCCGCTCAGATGCTCGGACATTGCCCGGTTCGCGCTGGCGAGAAGACCGAGGTCGCCGGGCGGGGCCTTGTAATCGCACATCATTGGTTGATCCTCCATACCCTCTGTCCGTCCACCGTCACGGACACCAGAATTCCACGGCCCCGCAGCGACGCGAGATCTCGGTATGTCCGGTCGAGCGGGCCGCCGAACTGAGCCGCAATCTGCGCCGTGGTCCGATACTCCTTCTCGCGCACATACCCAAGCACGGCATCCCTGCGGGCTGCTTGCGCTGTACGGCGTTCCGCGATGTCGGACATCCGAGCGTCTGAAAGCTTGAATCCGATCTCATTCGATCGAAGCTCGTATGCGTATTGGCGGCGCGCATAGCCGAACAGGCTCGACCACGGCTCGGGGATATTTGGCAGGTCGTGATGGCTGGCTTGTGGGCTCATGCTGACTCCCATTGCCGCGGCGGCTTGCCCGGCATGCAGCGCACGGTTCCGGCAGACTCGAGCAGGCGCAAATCGTTCGTGACGTTTTCGTTCGTGAGCCCGAACACGTCGGCGAGTTGCGCGACCGTCAGCGGGCCGTTCTCACGCAGATAGACGGCCTCTGCCGCCATGCGCCGGTCGCGCATTGCCCTGCGGTGAGTCTGGCTGCCGTTGCTCTGTGAGAGCCCGTACAGGTTATGCGGGACGGCGGGCAACGATTCGCCGTTCTGGCTCGGCGGCGTGACGAGGCCGAAGAGCAAAGCCCACGGGGTTGGGAGGTCTGCGGATTTCATGCGGCCTCCCGTTGCACAATGCCTTGCGCGAAAATGAACACCTGGCTCAGATCGTCTGCGCTCATCGCGTCCAGAAGGTCGTCGATCTCGGCCCGAATGGCGTCGGATGCGCGTGCAAGTTTCATCAATTCGGCGTATTGAGCGGACACAAGCTCTTCGTCGGCGATGCGCTCGGCTTCCGCGCGCTCTGCAGCAAGTCGAGCCGCTTCTACCTCTCGGGATTTCTGCAGGATCGCGTCCGCTTCGGCGCGTGCGGCGGAGGCCTTACGGTCGGCCTCGGCGCGCTCGGCGAACGATCGGGCATCGGCTTCGCGCCGGACCGCCTCGGCCTGCCGGTCGAGTTCGGCCTGCTTCTCGCGGGCGATGCGCTGCTCGGCTTCGAATGCCGCACGTTCCGCTGCGAGGCGTTCGGCTTCGGTCTTCTGCTCGGCGGCGATGCGGGCGCGTTCGGCTGCTTCGCGCGCTTCCTGCTCGGCTCGCTGCCGGGCGAGTTCCTCGCGCTCGGCCTGCAGGCGGGCGGCTTCGGCCTCGCGGTAGGTTGCGGCATCGTGGATCTCGCGCAGGGCGGCGATGGTTTCCGCCTTCGCCTTGTTGGCGGCCGGCGAGAATTCCTCGAACGCGCCGTCGCCCACGTCGATCTCGCCGAGTTGATCGATGAGGTTCTGCACCTTCTCTGCGCACGATCCGTATGCCTCGATGATGTGGAATCGGATGAGCTCGATGCCTGCGCGGTGCCCGTCAATTCGCGTCTGCTCGGCCCGCAACTTCTCCCGGAGCACGGCCGCGCGGGCTGCGTCCCATTCGTCCTGCAGATCCTGCAGGCGGCCCTCCTCTGGCGTGATGAGTGCAATGAGTCGCTTCTGCTCGGCGATCACGGCGGTCGAAAACGCCTGCGCATCCTCGCGCGCGGCCTTGCCGGTCTTCTCGATCTCGACCCGGGTGTTCTTGAGCGTCATCCGGGCGCCGTGCGCTTCCTTGTAGCCGTCGGCGTTCTTGATGGCGACGATGCGGACGGAGGACGCCACCAGGGCGGCCAGTTTCAGTTCGTAGTCCTTGGCGCCCAGGGCGACTGCGGCACGTTCGGGCAGGGTGAGGGCGGTAGTGGTCATTTGATTTCAATCCTCGTCGAGCGAGACAGATGTGCACCGGGGATGACAAAGCCTTCCTTCATGGCGGACTTCATCGCCGATTTGTCCGGCTCGTGTCGGGCAGGGATTTCCCGCTGGTAATCGATCGGGATGGATGCCTCGTCATCGATCACGACCGCTTCCGGGTTGAGCCGGACCGAGATCCGGAACCACGGTGATTCGATCTTCGTGATTCCGCAACGCTCCATGTTGTCGAGCAGGTATTGCCGGACGTGCGCGGCTCGGTTTTCGAGTGCCTTGCGGCGCCGCGCCATCTCGGATTCCGCCTGCTTGATCTGCTCGGCAGTCGCTTCGAGATTGCGGGCGAACATCGCGACGCGCTCCGCTTTCTGTTCGAGCGGCATCGAGATCGATTCGAGGGTGTCGGATACCACTTCGGCCGGCAGGTCCATGTCCGACAGCAGGTCGGCGGTGGCGCGGAAGTCGGCCGCGAGTTCGTGCAGGGTCAGGTTCATGGCTGGCCTCAGATCACACGCCAAGACGCGCCGTCGCCGAGGCGGTTAAACGGGATATCGTCCGGGAAGTCTCCGAAACCGCTGCTCATGCCGGCCCCGGGATTCTCCGAATGCGACGACGGCGACTGCGCCTTCGCGCCCGCCTTGCGCGTGTCGCGCACCGGGTGAGCGGCGAGATAGGCGAGCATCTTCGGAAGCGTCTCCGGGGTCGTCTTGCGCGCCAGGATCTCGCTCACCGTAAGGTCGGTATCCGGCTGGAACACGCCGAAAATCTGGATGCGCTCCGAGTCCGCGCCGGTCTTGTTGTTCGTGCTCAATTCCTTCTGCAGCAGCAGGCCGATGCGCTTGCCCATCAACTCCGGGTAGCCGGGAACGGTAAACTTTTCGCGCTGCCTCGATTCCTTGCTGTACTTGATGCACTCGATCTGATCTTCCTTCGCGCCGCGCAATTGCAGGCAGCCGAGCAGGGCTTGCACCGTCTTCATACTCGGCAACGCGTCGCCCTTGGCATTGACGGTGTAGAGGTCGAGGTAGTCGGCCGTCTCGCCGGAATCGGTTTTGAAGGACAGGCCGAGCCCTTGCGTGTTGTTGCTGGACAGCAGCTTTTCGGCGCGGGTAATGACCCCGACGTACTTTCCGGATTCCGTAATTGCGGCGGCGATCTGGTCGGCCGTGGCGGCCACTTGGGGATTGAAGGTCAGCATGTCGTTTGCTCCGTGAATTAGGCCGCGGCCTTGAGGTGGTAGTACTCGGTGATTGCGGAGTCGACCATTGCGAGGTCGTTCTCGATATGGTCCGCATCGAACAATCCCATCGGCGTCTTTACCGTGTCCTGCCCGTTGTTGCGGGTGCTGAAAAGGTATTGACCGTTGATGATGCAAGTCCGCATGACGATGGAAAACATCCCCTCCAGGGTAATTTTTTCGTCCAGCATTTTCCCGATTGTTTTCGCCTTGACCCGGCCCGCTTCGGATGTTTCGGTGTGCGACAGGATGTAGACGCGGACGTGATCCGGCATGGAAGATGCGGCGCACATGATGTCCCACGCATGCCGGCCGATATCGGTGAACTTGTCGTATCCGCGCTCATCGGTGCGGCGCATGTACTCGTTTGCGAGGATGTACTGATAGTCGTCAATCACGATGACCGGGCGCTTGGTCTTGTGCATCAGCGCCACGATCTTTGCGGAGTCGTCGCAAACGATCATGTTTCCGCCAGCCTGCGTGACGTATGCCCAGCCGCTAGAACGGAACGGCATCGGCTTCTTGATCGCCTGAATTAGCAGCGTATCTGCCGGGTCCATGTTGCGCAGGCTGGTGGATTTGCCGGTCCCGGATTCCCCGAGGATGAATGCAGCAATGCTCATGATTCTTTGCCCCTAACTCGTTAAATTCGTGCTCTTCGCTCTGTTGCTGCTGTCCGTAGTCCGGCCCATCGTCGTCCATTACAGCGCCTTCGCGCGCTTGCTTACGTCACTGGCAATCTGCGCCGACGTTCTCGGGTCGTATGCCCGTCGAAGCGAATTTAGTTCCGTCGCCTGCCATTCGAGGCGGGTATCCGCTTGCTCGATGCGCCGCTTGATCAGGTAGTGCCGGACTAGCGTAACGATGCTCATGACCGCCCCTCCGAACCTGCGATCGCCTTCCGAAGCATCCGCAGCGCGACCGCTTCCGGGTCAATAGATCCCTCATTCCACCGCTGCTTTGCGAATACGGCCTCGGCGGCGCGTGCGGCGATCATCAGATCTGCGTGACTGTCCGCGAGGCTCGAATGTTGATGCACAGGCACCACGCCTTGCGACAAATGCTCATCGCTGATTCCGGCGCACGCATTGACGTCGGCACAGATACGGTCCGCAATCTCGTCGTCGCTCATATCGAGGCGCGGATAGACCGCGCACACGTCGCGCCCGTCTGCGTCGATGATGTCGCCGGAGCCGTGATTGCTCCAAGGTGTTTTTGGCAGCATTACCGGTCCTCCATCCGATCGAGGGCCGCGTCTTCCTCGTCCTCGAAGGCCTCGGACTCGTCATCGAACTCGTCGTCGGTTCGCGGATCGTGCGGGTGCCCGCTACACGGCGGGAAATAGTCTCCCGGCCCGCCCAAGACCCCATGGTGAGTTTCATTCAGAATCTTCAGCATTTTTATCCCCCTGGTTGTGTCCGCTACTCTCCCGGACTGGCCCCGCACTGAGTAGTCGGCTACTACCGCGTATTGCCCGCGGCATGCGGATGCAGACGTTTTTGGCGGTCTGCCAGCGCAACAGCCCTTGCGGTGGGCTGCCGACCTTTGGTGTCACCACCCGGACGCGGACTCTCGCGAATCCGCTACCGGCTGATTCCTCAGCTCGCCTCATTCGCCCCGCGCCAGCGCAGCTCAGAGATTCCGGTGACATCCATCCGCTGCCGGCCTGTCCGGCATTACCTGCGATGCGCTGCAGGCTGGTGTCTCGTGTCCCTCGGCCCCATCCATGTCCACCGCCGAGTCGGTGGGAGGTACCGCACACTTGCCCCTGTGCGGCGCCCGAGAGGGACGGGCGTATGTGGGGGTCAGGCCGTTACTCGTTTGCGACGTCCATGCCCATCACCGATCCGATGGCGATGACCGCCGCCATCAGCGCACCCATGAACAGGTCGGTCACGGCGCGCATCACGACCTCTTCGGTGCGGCGGCGAACGCGGCGGCGAGCGATCCGTACTGCAGGATCATCATTGCGGCGATGGCCGCGTCGAAGCCGGTCTTGGCGGGGTGCGGGACGGTGATTTGCATGATTGCCTCAGCGCTTGTTGGTTTTGATGACGAGTCCGGCGGGCGGTGCCGGGATGCGGTATTCCGGGGCGTCGGAGATGGACGCGACTTCGGCGAGCGTTGCGCGATCGACAATCGCGATCGTCTGGATTTCGTCGTTGCGGGCGGTTTGCATGGCGGTCTCCGGTGGGGCTGCGTGGCGTTGCTGTGAGTTGAATTATCGGCATATCGATACCAGATGTCAATCGACAAATCGATATTTTTGCGTGCGGACGAAAAAAATCCCGCGATCGGCGGGCTGGATAGTTAGCGAAGGCACCGCGTGACGTGTGTCACGCTTCGGCCAGGTAACGGCATGTACAGTCTATGGCTTTTCAGGAGGGCGAACGATGACGGTCACGATTTTCGAGTTTTCGGCGGCGGAACGTCCGGCGTCGGCAGTGACATCATATCGTCCTCAACGTACCGAGACATCAGACGCACAATGCCCAGCGTCAGCACTGGTTCTCGGCTGCACGATCCGAGAGAAAATACCTGCACCATCCGGTCGCGATTGATAACGCCGATCGCCAGCCCCGATATCTCTCCGCGCTCGATTTGCTCTGCCATCGACAGCAGCAGATCGTGCATTTCCTGCTGATCTTCCGTCATGCGCCGTCCAAGTGATGCAGTAGGTTTTGCTCCAGGATGCGAACGGCGCCGATGGTGAAAACCGGGCTACGGCTGGCCTCGCCGGTGGCGCCGGTTTGAACCTTGCGCCGCTTGTGCAGGGACACGAACGCAAGCCCGATCAGTTCGCCTTTGTGGGCTAGCTCCATCAGTTCCATCAGCACATGCATCGTGTCCGATGACGGGTTTTCTGCAATGACCCGGAACGGCGGCTTCATTGTTCGCCTCCGCTTCCCTTCTCGGTTTCTCCCGCCACGATAGTGCGCTCTCCAAGCTTCCCGGATCGAACTCTCCCCCCCTGATACACGACCCTGGTGAACATCGTGCGGCGAGTTTCCGTGGATCTCAGTCCGCTAGGCTCAAGGCGCCTTTCTGATCCCGAGAAGGGGATAACCTTACCGCGTCGCTCGCCCGCCATCGCCTTATAGGCCCTCGCCTCGTCGGCGTCGCGCTGGACGGCCTTCACGTAACTGTCTCGCTTCTCTGGCAGCAGTTCGCGCCAGTCGCGCAGTAGAGCGGCTTCGTCCTCCGAGGCATCCATGACGGCGGCGGGTTCAGGATTGGCCGTCGCGTCTGTCGCGTACTTCGCGCCAAGCCCGCAATCCAGCCATCGCGCCTGCACGCCGAGCACGTGCGCCAGCGCCGCCACGTACGTCGTGGTCGGAACCTCCCCGGTTTCCAGTTCGGACAGGAGGCTCTGAGACATCCCGACCCGAGCGGCGAGCGCCTTCTGTGTGAGCTTACGTTCCTTGCGGACCGAGCGAATGCGCTTGCCGATGCTTTCCATATCGGAATTCTGATCAGAAATACAATCGATGTTCCGATTGACAAAATATCGATTCTTCGATATTATGGGGGCGTTGATCGAACCCTCACGAGAAAAGCCGCTATGGACTGGAAGACCCTGATATCCGACCTGATGGAGGCCGGGCTTACGCAGGCCGAGATAGGGAAAGAGGTCGGGCTGTCGCAGCCGGCTGTTTCCGAGCTGGTGAGCAAGCGCACGGCCGACGTGAAATGGTCGGTCGGAGAAAAGCTTTTGACTCTGCACCGCGACCGATGCATGACTCAAGCCGCCGCCTGAAATGATTGCCATCATTGCTGTCTCCTCCCCGCGGTTCGCCGCGTTCGCGCCGGCCTCTAACGGGGTCGGCGATTTTTTTGACTGAGCCATGGCCATCGAAAAACTGACCGAAAACCTCGGCGTGAAGCTCTCCGACTCGCAGGTCAAGCAGCTGCGCGGCGTCGCGGAAGCGGCCGGGACTACGCCATCCGAGCTGGTTCGACACCTCATCGAGATCCACCTCGCGTCGGAGCGCGACCGGTACCGCGCGCTTCACTGCATCTTTGCAGACGAATAGCGGCAATCCAAGGGCAACAGCAGGCAACGCAGGAAAACTACCAACCGAGGCGAGGAATGAACGACTACGACAACGAAGACTGTGACGCCCGCGCAGACGCGGCCCGCATGCGGCTCGTGTTGCTGCTGATGGTCGTCCTTGGCGCGGCGATCGGGTTCGGGGCCTGGTTGGTCTGGACCGGGCTGACGATGGCGGGGGCGTGATGATCGAACTCGCCAGCAAGCAAAACCCGCGCTACACGATCTGGCGCACCCTGAACCCGGACGCGAAGCTCTACGAGCTGTTCGGCTGGATTCGCGTGCAGTGGTTGGAGTGCCGGAAAGAGATCGGAACACGCTCAGAAAGCCCGCTAGGCCATCAGTCGGAATTCACGGCGTGGCTGTGCAAGCGGCATGGCGCGGCATACGGCGCAGCGGGTCAGGCTGTCCTGTTCCAGACGGCGGATCGCGCCTGATGCGCGGACAAGACAACGCCCACATCAACCGGCTGGCGGGCCGTCCGTGGGCGCTTGAAAGAACCGAGGGAATAATGACTGAAATCAAGGCAGCAAGCAAGCACGGATGGGTTTCGTGATGGCCCATTACCGCAAGATCGACGTGCAAATCTGGAATGACGCAAGGATCGCCGGCCTGAAGCCGTGCGCGAAGCTTGCGTTTGTATTCCTCATCACGCATCCAAACATGACATCGCTGGGTGCGATGAGGGCAACGCTGCAAGGGCTTTCCGCGGAGCTTGGAGTCTCGGCGAAAGACTTTGGCGAAGTCATCTCGAAAGGCATGGCGAAGTATGACGAGAAGGCTTTGTGCATATTCCTGCCGAACTTTCTGAAGTACCAGGGCGCAGAGTCTCCGAACGTCATCAAGAATTGGGTGAAGCAGATCGCTTACATACCCGAAAGCGATCTCAAAAGCGAAGCGATAGCCGCCCTCAAAGCCTACGCCGAAGGCAAGCCCGAAGGCTTCGCGAAAGCCTTTCGAGATGCCTTCGCCAAAGAGTTCCGCGAAGGGTATTCGAATACAGTAAGCAGTAAGCAGTTAGCAGTAATAAACCCCTCTCCTAGCCATGACGAAAAAGGTTCTTCTGAGGTAGGGATAGAGGTAGATCCACGCACCGGCGAGATTCGCGGGGTGGCGGCATGAGCCTATCGTTGAGGCCATACCAGGCGAACGCCATCCAGTCCCTGCGCATCGCATTGGCGAGCGGGTTTAATCGGACGCTGCTCTACTCGCCGACCGGCTCGGGTAAGACCGAGATCGCCATCGCCCTGATCCGAGGCGCAGTGGCGAAGGGCAAACGCGTCGTGTTCCTGTGCAACCGAATTCACCTGGTCAGCCAAGCGTCGCGCCGATTCGCCAAGGCCGGCATTGCGCACGGGGTGGTGCAAGGCGACAACACGCACAACCTGCACTGCCCGGTGATCGTGGCGAGCATCCAGACCGTTGCAAGGCGCAGCATGCCGGACTGCGATCTGATCATCATCGACGAAGCGCATGCGGTGGCGGGAAGCCGAGATTTCCGCAGCGTGATTTTCGAGCGCAACGCGCTGCCGGTGATCGGGCTTTCGGCTACGCCGTTTTCTCGCGGGTTGGGTCGGCACTACGTCGAACTCAACGGCGATCTGTTCCAGTCGCTGGTCGTCGCCGCGACGATTCCGGAGCTGATCGACGCGGGGTTTCTCGTCGATTGCGACATCTACGCGCCCAGCGAGCCGGACATGACCGGCATCAAGACGTCGCGCAACGCGTTCGGCGAGTTGGACTTTTCCGACGCGGATGTTGGGCGTGCGGTCGACAAGCCGACCCTGATCGGCGACATCGTTTCGCACTGGATGCGGCTGTCCGCTGACACGCCGACGGTGTGCTTTGCCGCAAACATCGCGCACTCGAAGCACATCGTCGAATCGTTCCGCGCGGCGGGCGTGGCGGCAGAGCACATCGACTGCTACACGGACGATATTGAGCGCGCTGCGATCCTTGCTCGGGTCGAATCGGGCGAGACGATGATCATCTCGAACGTCGGCATCCTTTGCGAAGGATGGGACTTCCCAGCGTGCAGAACGATGATCCTGGCCCGCCCGACGCGCTCGCTGATTCGCTATATCCAGATGGCCGGCCGGGTGCTTCGCCCACACGGCACGAAGGATCGCGCGCTGATCCTGGACCACTCCGGGACGGTTGGCCGGCTCGGATTCCCGACCGACGAATTCCCGCTGGAACTCGACGACGGCAAGCCGAAGAAGGCGGCCGCCGACGAGAAGGAGCCGCCAAAGCCGGTTGTGTGCTCGGTGTGCGCCTTTGCGAAGCCGCCGAGAACGCCGGTATGCCCGAAGTGCGGGAGCGTGGCGCACCACAAGCACGACATCGTGACCGAGGACGGCGACCTGCATCTCGTGTCGAGGAAGCGCAGGGCGAAGGTCGAAGACAAGCAACGCGTGTGGTCGGAACTGCTGTCCGTTCGGCTTGCGAAGGGCTATTCGGAGGGCTGGGCGTCGCACAAATACCGCGACTATTTCGGGGTATGGCCGAAGGGCATGCGTGACGTTTGCATCGAGCCGAGCGCGGAAATCAAGGCGTGGATTACGTCGCAAAACATCCGGTTTGCGAAGGCGAAGGAGGGGCGCGATGCAGCCTAATCGAACTTCCCCAGCCGAGCTTGCTACCGGACGATGGGGCTACATCCTGCCGACGCTCGGCCTCGATGAACGGTTCATGCAGAACAAGCACGGGCCATGCCCGCACTGCGGCGGGAAAGACCGCTACCGATACGACGACAAGGACGGCCGCGGCGGCTGGATCTGCAACCAGTGCGGACCAGGGGACGGGTACAGGATGCTCCAGATCCTCAATGGCTGGAGCTTCAAGCAGGCGTTCGGCGAGGTGCGTCGCCTGCTCGACACTTCCTGCGCGCCAGCCGCATCGCCGGTCGTTCAGGACGACGAGCCCGCGAAGGTCGCGAACATCCGCCGCGTGTGGTCGGAGACGGAAGCGGTCGATAAGGGAGATCCGGTGTGGCGCTACCTCAACCGGCGAATCGGCCTCGAGCTGATTCCGGCATGCCTGCGCTATCACCCGGCACTGGCTTACGTGCATGACGATCGGCGTGTCACGTATCACCCGGCGATGATTGCCGCCGTCACCTACCCGGACGGGAAGTGCGCGACGCTGCACCGGACGTACCTCACGCCGGACGGGCGCAAGGCTGACGTTCCCGCTGCGAAGAAGCTCATGCCCGGAAAGCCGCTCCAAACGTCGTCGATCAAGCTTGGCGGCTACTCGGAAGTGCTAGGCATTGCGGAGGGCATCGAAACCGCCTTGGCCGCGTCTAGGCGGTTCGGCGTGCCCGTGTGGGCGTGCGTGTCGTCCGGATTGATGGAGGGCTGGAAGCAGCCCGCCGACATCGATCGCGTGATCGTGTTCGGCGACAACGACCCGAAGTTTGCCGGCCAGGCAGCCGCCTACCGCATCGCTCACAAGCTCGCCTGCGCTGGCGTGCATGTCGATATTCAGATCCCGGATGTATCCGGAAAGGATTGGGCCGATGTTTGAGATGGACCAGTTCAGAGCGGACTTCGCCGTCGTGCATCGCACCGAGCGTGCGCACGGACGGCATACCGACGCAGAGTCGCGCGCCAATATCGCCGAGGCCGGGAAAGTCGTCCGGGATCGCATGAAAGACGCGGCATGGATGCGCGACACCGCCACGCACTACGCCGAGATGGCCGGCGCGATCCGTCGCGACATGGAGCGCTCGCAGCAAATCCGGATCGAGATGCACGCCGAGCGGACGAAGCGCATCCGCGCGGAGATGGCATCGGCAAAGGAATCGACGTGAGCAAAATCATCATCCAGAACGACTCGACGCGCAGCGACATCCAGGCGCTGCAATACGTGATTTCTGTCATACGCGGCGGGAGGGTGTCCGATCACGGAAAGTCGTACTGCTTCGCCAGTACGTTTGTCGACGGCGTGGTCGTCTATGCATTGCGGAATTACAAGTCCGACAAGTTCGTGGTTCAGGACTGCGTGGCGGTGCCTGCATGACGATATCCGCCGAACGCCAACCCCGCCCGCGCAAGTGCAAGGCGCCCGCGTGCCGCGCTGCGTTCGTGCCTGCTCGGCCCCTGCAGGCCGCGTGCAGCCCGCAATGCGCATTGGACATAGCGAGGCAGAGGCGCGAGAAAGAAACGGCACTGGCGGCCCGTAAAGAGCGCGCAGAGGCCAAACAGAAACTGAAGCGCCGGGCCGATTACGTGCGGGAGGCTCAGCAGGCCGTGAATGCCTACGTGCGGGCGCGCGATGCGGATCTTCCGTGCATATCGTGCGGCCGTTGGCACGACGGGCAATGGCACGCGGGGCACTACCTATCGACCGGGGCGAGGCCGAACCTGCGCTTCGACGAGCAGAACATCCACAAGCAGTGCCAGCCGTGCAATACGCACCTGTCTGGAAATCTGGTGAATTACCGGCGAAGGCTTATCGAGAAGATCGGGATTGACGCAGTTGAGGGTCTGGAGTCGGACCAGGCCGCGCGCAAATGGTCGGTCGACGATTTGATCGCGATCAGAAAGCAGTACGTCGAGAAAAGAAAGGCGATTACGAGGGGCAGCCCATGAGCACGCACACCGTGAAAATCGAGGTTGTCGGCATGTACCAGCACGGGGCAAAGACGCACGCGTCCGTGTCGGTTACGGGCGACGGTTCTATCGACCACATGATCGACACGTTCCGGGCCGCGCTGGTCGCCGCAGGGTTCTCGTCGGATACGGCATCGCGTCTGGATCTGATCGAGCAATGACCGACGACGACATCATCGAGTGGTTCGAGGAGCTCGCGGCCGTCCGCGAACACGATCACCGTATTCCGAGGCGCAATGCGGAGTCGATCGCACTGCGGATCATCAGCGAGAAGTACGGACAAGACGCGGCGAAAGTTGCACACCGGCACGCCGAAGCGAGGCGGGCAAAAGGGGAAGACGAATGACTGACGACGAGATCATCGCGCACATGCGATCCCGCATCAACACGGTCTATGAGTACCAGATCGGAACCGAGTCATGGGAGCGCAAGAGGGTGCTTGCGATCATTGATCAGATGAAATCCGATGCGTCAACGCTGCGATCGATTCAGGAGCTCGCGGCGTACTGTCTGAGGAACAACGAGGGATACCACACGACGATGATCAAGATCAGCGAACTGGTTGGTAGTGAGCGACGTATTGGATAGGCTAGATTTGGTCGAATAAGGGGGTTTACATGGCTTGGTACACGACAGACGACGCACGAAGGGACGCGAGATGATCAACCGAATGGATCAGTCCGAACGACTTCGGCAGTACAACCGCTGGCGGCGCGGAGACGACGATCTGGAGCAGCCGAACCCGAAGGAGCTTGGCGAGCTGATCGAAGGCGCTGCCGATCGGCTCGAAGTGCTGGAGCGATTGGCATCGGATGTCGATCGATGCTACCGGATGCTGCTCTCGGAGCCGGACACGAAAGGCGCGCTGTTCAAAGCAGAGAACATCCTGCGTGAGGCGCTTGCGGAGATCAAAATGATATGACAGACGAACGAGATACGCATATTGCCCGGATGACATTGCAGGCAATCGACGAGTTGATGGCGAAGATGCCGATGATGGAAGAACGCAAGGCGGCGTTTGGCTACCTGCTGATGACGAGCTACAAGATTCTGCGAACCGCGGAAGGCGACGAGTTTGTGCGCGGTTGGCTGGAGAGCGCACTAGAGGAAGTGAAGGCGTGCCCGCCGGACGTTGTGATGGTGGCGCCGCATTGATGACTCCGACTTTTCAGGGCGAGATGCAGTTAGCCGGGTGGGCCGAGTCGCACACGTCCGGCGCGAAGCTGACCTTCTGGCTGCCTGCGTCGGCCGATCTGGAAGTCTTCAGGGGCATGACAGCGCGCAAGGGGCATCGGGCCGGGCAGCGGTTCATGGCCGTGCTTGTCGAGATCGGAGACGATGAGTTGCCGGTTCCGCAGACGGTGGTGCAGCCGACGGCAGCCCCGGGCCCGGGCCCCAAACAAAAGGGCGGCGAACTCGCGCGCCTCGCCGGCAGATGGTGCGGAGACGAGATGTTCCGGCACTGGCTCGGCGTGGATACCGCGGAGGATGCGGCGGAGAACGTGCGCATGGCATGCGGGGTCACGAGCCGCGCTGAACTGGACCACAACGCCGATGCGGCGAAGGCGTTCCACCGGATCTACCGAGAGCCATTTATTGCGTACTGCCGTGATGCGGGGATTGAACTATGAAATGGCTGGAAATTGAGACAGCGCCGAAGGATTCGACGGCAGTAGATATTTGGCGATCGCAGTGTGGTGGCGAGCGATGCACGAATATGCGCCGAGTCGATCTTGGCAAGGGCAATGTTTTTTACGAGCCAGTCGGCAGCGGACCTGCCTGCGTGAGGGATGCGACGCACTGGATGCCGCTGCCAGATCCTCCCAAGGATTGCGATGGCGTATAGCTGCAAGACCACTGACCCGAGCTCATGGCGCGGCCGACCGACCGAGCAGTTGATGCAGCGAGGATGGCGATACCTGCACCGAGGCGACGTCATCACGCGTGAGCCGGTGATGATCAAGGTGACTACGGACTGGCTGCCGATCCGGTGCGGGCGGCTTGAGCAGCCTGGCTATACGGACACCGAATGCGCGGGGTGCGCGCTCGACAACAACAAGGACGCCAATGGCCTTACCAGCTGATCAATACCAAAACCCGGAAAAATGGCTCGCCATCAAGGGCCAGGACTGCGAGAACTGCCGCAGCATCGAGGTTATCGAGTGGGACGGCATACGGGTGGTCTCGTGCAGCAACGAGCAGGCGCCGAGGTCGCGCAGGAGCCATGCGCCGGCTTGCCGGTGTTATCTCTACCGACACAAAGGGGCGCCGTCGGACGATCTCAACCAGGGGGCCGAATGATCCGGGAAAGCATCTTCGAGCAGTTGCGGCGCATCCCTGATGATCTGCAGGAGACGGCCGCCAAGCTGGACAATTGGGCGCACTGGTCCCGCGACAGGCTTAGGCAGGGCCATTGCAGATCAATCGAGTACCGGTACAAATCGACGGACATTTTCCAGTACCTCGAGCCGCGCGCGGAGTGGGATTCGCTGGCGGCCGAGGCGATCCACAGCCATGTGTGCGCGCTGCCGGAAAAGCAGCGGTGGCTGATCCATTTGCACTGCTTGCACCGGGCTCCGGACGGATTTATCCGACGTACGCTCGGCATCCGGCGCGATGATCTGGTGACGGAGTTGCACCGGGCGATGCGGATGGTGCGGAACCGGGCGCGGCCAAGTTGAACCCGCTCGGCATCTGTGCTATAAATCGCGCAGAGTACTGAACCCGTCACAGACGAGACCGGATGCCGAAGGCAGGCACCCGCGACCGCGACAGAAGCCCGTTACCGAAAGGTCGCGGGCTTTTTGCCGTCCAGCCGCAGGGCTTTAACACTGTCGCCCGAGGGGCAAAACATGTCAGCCGATAAACAAACGCCGAGAATCGGAAAGGGCGGGGCGGGCCCTGGGCGAAAGAAGGGCATCCCGAACAAGCTCACGTCCGACGTCAAGTCGATGATCCTCGAAGCGCTCGACAAGGCCGGAGGCACGGAATACCTGCTGAGCCAAGCGCACGAGAACCCGAAAGCCTTCCTGTCGCTGCTGGGCCGTGTGATCCCGTTGCAGGTACAGGGCGACAAGGACAATCCGCTGTACATCGCCAAGATCGAGCGCGTCATCATCGACCCGAAGTGACCACGCTGCAGATCGACACCCCTAGAGTCTTTCTGCCAGCACTCAGCCCGGCAAGGTACAAAGGACTGCATGGGGGTCGTGGCTCCGGCAAATCACACTTCTTTGCAGAAACGCTGATCGAGCGATGCCTGCTCAACCCGGGCACGCGATGGGCCTGCATCCGCGAGGTGCAGAAGTCGCTCGAGCAGTCGGTCAAGCGCCTGCTGGAAGACAAGATCGAGGCGCTAGGCGTCGCCGATCAATTCAGCATCCAGAAGTTCGAGATCGGCACGCCGGGTGGTGGGCTGATGATCTTTCAGGGCCTGCAGAACCACACCGCAGATTCCATCAAGTCGCTGGAAGGCTTCGACGGTGCGTGGGTGGAAGAGGCGCAGAGCCTGTCGCAGCGCTCGCTCGACCTGCTGCGCCCGACGATCCGCAAGGAAGGCTCCGAACTGTGGTTCTCGTGGAACCCGAGCCAGGATACCGACCCGGTGGACGTGCTGCTGCGAGGCGAGTCTCCGCCGCCCGATGCGATCGTGGTGCAGGCGAACTATGCCGACAACCCGTGGCTGCCGCAGGTGCTGCGCGACGAGCTGGAGTATGACCAGCGGCGCGACCCGGACAAGTTCGCGCACGTGTGGCTCGGTCAGTACCAGCGCAACAGCGAGGCACGCGTGTTCCGTAATTGGCGCGTCGAGGAATTCGACGTGCATCCGGAGGCGCTCATCCGCCAGGGCGCGGATTGGGGCTTCTCGGTCGATCCTTCCGTGCTGGTGCAGAGCTACATCATCGGCAAGACGATGTACCTCCCGCACGAGGCGTACATGATCGGCTGCGAAATCGACAGCTTGCCGGATCTGTTCCGCTCGGTGCCAGACGCCGAAAAGTGGTGGATCACCGCCGACTCGGCGCGTCCCGAGACGATCAGCTACATGCAAAAGCACGGCTTCCCGAAGATGGCGCCCGCGATCAAGGGCGCGCGCAGCGTCGAGGAAGGCGTCGAGTTCTTGAAGAGCTACGACATCGTCGTGCATCCGCGCTGCAAGCACGTGATCGACGAGCTCACGCTGTACAGCTACGAAACCGACCCATTGACGGGGCAAGTGCTCCCCAAGCTCAAAGACAAGGACAACCACGTGATTGACGCATTGCGATACGCGAACGAGGGCGCGCGCCGGGCCGTGAAGCCTGCGACCGTCAAGCGTACCGTGGTCAATCGAGGCGCCACGGGCTGGATGGCATGACGGACAAGACCGACAAGATCATCGCCACCGCCCTGGAGCGTTTCAAGCGCTGCGAGGACGCCGAGAGCGAGATCCGCAACCAAGCGCTGGAGGAACTGAAATTCAGCCTCGGCGAGCAGTGGCCGGAAGAGATTCGCCGCGCCCGCGAGACCGACCCGAACGGCGCACGCCCGTGCCTGACTGTCGATAAGCTCGACCAGTACATCAGGCAGGTCGTGAACGACGCCCGGCAGAACAAGCCCGCGATCAAGCCGCGCCCGAAGGACGACGGCGCCGACGTGGAAACGGCCGAGGTGCTGCAGGGCCTGTGTCGGCAGATCGAGGACCACTCGAACGCCGACGTGGCCTACGACATCGCCGTCGAGATGGCGGCCCGCGCAGGATTCGGCTTCATTCGCGTCGTCACCGACTACGCCGACGACGAGGGCTTCGAGCAGGACTTGTTCATCCGCGCGGTGAAAAACCCGTTCTCCTGCCACCTCGATCCGGACCACAACAACCCGGACGGCTCGGACGCGCAGTACGGCTTCGCCTTCGACGACATGCCGCGCGAGCAATTCGATCGCGAGTATCCGGACGCCGATCCGTGCGACTTCGACACCGCGGCCCCAGAGCAGGCCGGTTGGTTGCGGGAAAATCTGGTGCGCGTGGCCGAGTATTTCGAATGCGTCTATGAGGACAAGACCGTCTATCAGGGCGAGGACGGCAAGCCATCCGAGCGGGAGATCCCGAAGGCGCTCAAGCGCATGGTGCGGCGCAAAAAGATCGTGTGGCGCAAAATCACCGCGAAAGAGGTGCTAGAGGAGCGCGAATGGCTCGGCAAGTACATCCCGATCGTGCCGGTGTATGGGCACCTCATCGACGTGGCTGGCGAGAAGCGCATCAGCAGCATGCACCGACCGGCGATGGACGCCATGCGGCTCTACAACTACGCCGCCTCCGCGTTCGCCGAGCGGGTCGCACTGACGCCGAAAGCGCCCTACATCGCGACCGCCGGGCAGATCGAAGGCTATGAGGACCAATGGGCGGCGGCGAACACGTCGAACGCTGCCGTCCTGCCGTACAACCCGGACCCGCAAGCGCCCCCGCCGCAGCGACAGCAGGCCGCCGACGTGCCGACCGGCTGGATGCAGGTCATGCAGAACATGGAGCACGACATCCAGTCGGCGCTCGGCATGTACAACGCGAGCTTGGGCGCGCCGGGTAATGAGAAGAGCGGCAAAGCCATTCGGGAGCGCAAGCTCGAGGCCGACAACGCGACTTTCCATATCACCGACAACCTCAGCCGGGCGATCCGCCACGTCGGGCGCATCCTGATCGACCTCATTCCCAAGATTTACGACACCGCGCGCGTGGTGCGGATTATCGGTGAAGACGGTAGCGAGGACTTCGCCCGCATCGACCCCGAGCAGGAAGAGTCCCGGCGCGAGATTCGCGACCTGCAGGGCAAGGTGATCGAGCGCATCTACAACCCCGGGGTGGGCAAGTACGACGTGACCGTGACGGTCGGCCCGGCCTACGGCACGAAGCGCCAGGAAGCCGCGGAGTTCATCACGCAGATCGTGCAGTCCAGCCCGGACATGATGCCGATCATCGGTGATCTGATGTTCAAGAGCCTGGATATGCCGTTCGCGCAGGACATCGCCGAGCGACTGAAAAAGATGATGCCGCCGCAACTCCAGGACCAAGAGGACGAAGGCGCGCCGCAGATCCCGCCGCAGGTGCAGATGCAGATGCAGCAAATGAGCGAGGCGTTCGGTCAGACGCAGCAGATCGCCGAGCAACTGCAGCAGGAACTGGCACAGGCGCAGCAGCAGCTGAAGGACAAGGCCGGGGAGCGCGAGATCAAGGCGGCCGAGTTGCAGATCAAAGCCGCCGAGATGCAAACCAAGTCCCGCGAGGTGGCGATCAAGGAGGGCGAACTGCAGCTCAAGGCGATCGAACTAAAGAAGCCGAAGGACGAGCCAGGCGCCGAGCCGCAAACGCTCGCTGCGATCGAACAGCTTGCGGCATCGCTCGATCAGGCCATGCAGCAGCACGAACAGCACATGCAGATGATGGCCGAGGCCATGGCCGGGCTGTCGCAGCGCATCAACCAACCCAAAACGATCAGCCTCATGAGCCCGAGCGGGCGCCAGTACGTCGCCACGTCGGACGGAGAATCTGTGCAGGTTCAATCGCCGAGCGGCGTGTATAGCGGCTCGATACAGCAGGAGCACGTGTAAATGGCAGTCACCTATAGCACCGCAATGAAAACCCTGCGCATGCAGGCCGTCGCCGATGGCATCGACGCCGGAGTCGGCGCCGGGACGCTGGAGATCGGAACTGCCGGCATGGCGGCCGTCCTTGCCGTGTTCCAACTCGTCGAGCCCGTCGGCACCGTTTCAGGCGCCGTCCTCACGCTGGACTTCGATCCGGACATCAGCGACACGAGCGCAGACGGCACCGGCACCGCCGCGGCGGCGCAGATCAAGGACGGCTCGGGCGTTGCGGTCATTACCGGGCTCACGGTCGGCACCTCGGGCACCGACATCATTCTCGACTCGACATCGATCACTGCCGGGCAGGCGGTCACGATCACCGCCGGCACGCTGACACACGCATGACGCCCGCCGAAATCCGCGCGGCGATCGCCGCCGACCCAGCGCTACAGGCGCTCGTGCCCGATACCGTCGCACTCGCCGCGGCGATGTCGGTCGGGCGCACGAAGCTCGGCACGGTTACGCGCTCCGATTTTGCCGGATGGGCTGCAGCGAGTGGCCTGCGCAGCAAAATCGAGGACCTTTCCGTTACTGCCGGGCACCCTCTGCGCGATTCGTCGCTGGCGATCCTGGATGTCCTTAAAGGCGCGTCGGACGGGATCAATCTGTCCCGTCCGGGCAACGCTGCGATGCTCGACGCATGGGTAGATACGGGCAATCTCGCAGTAGCGGATCGTGATGCGCTGATCGCGCTCGCCACCACGGATGACCCGGTGCCCGAATACGACGTGCGCGTCGCAATCTACAACGCCGACGGGAGCCTCGCAGTATGACGACCACAACCCTCACAAAAACGCCCCGCACGCTAATTGCGGCAGCCACCAGCAACGCGGCCGGCGCGACGACCGAGGGTACGCCGGTCGATATGCGCACCAAGCATGGCGGCATTCTGACCGCCAAGCTCGCCAACGGCGCCACCGGCCCATCCGTGCAGGCGACGATCCAGGTGCTCATTGCACACAACTCCGGGGCGACGCCAGCAGGCGCAGCCGAGGGCGCGGACTGGAAGTTGATCTATGAGATCGGCGGCGGGGTGGTTGCGAACGATGTCACGCGGATTCGTGGTCTGGCGATTCCAGCCGGGGCGATGCACGTGCACGGTCGCGTCACTGGCAACACCGGACAGGCTGTGACGTGCGAGATGTTCTTGAGCGAGATCACTGACGCACTGAGCGTGTAATGTCCCGCCTGATCCTTCCGAGTCGGTTTCTCGATCAGCCGCAGCAGCCCGTCGAGCTGGTTACGGCGTTTTCGGGCGGCGCTTTTTTTCTGCCGCCGATACATCGGCTTACTGCGGGCGTCGGCGTTGCGCCGTCACGCGTTGTCACGCAGCACGGCGCCGCCGCAGCGTTCGCGCTGGGGACGCTAACCACGCAGGATATCCCGTTCAATCCAAACGGACTGTCCGGAATCACGCTGATCGCAGTGGCGAGATTTGGCGCTTTCGACGGGACCAACCTGCAAGGCCTGCTAACGAACCG